GGATTGGGAACTGTTGGCACGGAGGTTACAGCGGAAGGGAAGGGCCGTCGTGGCAGGTGATTTCACCAACTATGACGGATCCCTCCCCGCATCTGTAATCTGGGCCACGTTGGACGTAGTTGAAGACTTCTACGCCAAGGTACCAAGTGATCCGGAAGACATGGAGATCCGTACGTTGCTCTGGCTCGAGATCGTGAACTCCATCCACGTCTCGGGTAAGGACGTGTACGTGTGGACTCATGGTCAACCATCTGGATGTCCTTTCACCTCACTTCTCAACTCTGTCGTCCACAGCATTGTGGTGCGTGTTGTTTTTCTGCTTTGTGCAGAGAAGTATGCACCCCAATATTGTTCGATGGCAGCTTTTGAGGAGCACGTCAATCACAACAACTACGGCGATGACGATGTTACAAACATCAGTGACGAGATCCTCCCGTGGTTCAACCAGATCACGCAGGCTGAGATGTACGCGACGTTTGGAATGACGTACACGGACGAGGCCAAAACAGGAGAGATGGTTTCCCACAGGTATCTTGAGGACATCGCTTTCCTCAAGCGGAAGTTTCGTTGGGACGCCGATCAAGCGCGACATCGAGCACCGCTTGAGCTGGACACAATCCTCGAGATGCCTTGTTGGAACAAGACCCGGACAGATAGCCAAGCAGCCCTCACTGCACTAGTGTTGCAAGATGCCGTTTACGAACTCTCACAACACTCGCGACAGGTCTGGAATCTGCACTACCCAAAACTTGACGCTGCACGAAGCGCAATATACCACATGGCCCCATGCGCGTTTCCTACATATGAAGAAGCTAACCGCCTCGACATGGAGAAATACGTATACCGTGGAAAATTGTCGCAAAACCCCGTGATCAGGGCTTCGGACTATTCGCCGGACGGTCCGATGCAGCAAATCCCGCTGGGGTGCTTGGCTGGGAAGGCCCAGTCAGCGGAGGGAGAGGTATTTACCTCTAGTGGTGCATGTGTGCCCTCCAGAATCAATAGGCTATGCACCCGGCGTGCTGGCGCGGGAAGATTAAGTGGTCCCCGCTCCGAAGAAAACTCACTTGCTACAACTCAAACACTAACACACCAACTCCAACAACTACAATTGACAGAAGACACCGCTTGGAAGCAACTCTCTCAGGGGATTATTGACGTGGTGAACGTTTACACGCAGGTGATGGAACAGCGTGCAGGTGGCTGGAAGCCCGACGAAGGTATGGTTGCCAATACTGCACGCTCCCTACACCGTGCGTGTAATTCGTTGATCACGTTGCGCGGTTCTCCGGGAGTTACCACCCCGCCATCTGATCCCGAACTCAGTGCCGCGCAAGCAGTAGCGTACCTGGATCAAGTGGACCAGTTACCGGACATTGATTTCGGAGTAGATACCGTCGATGAACATCTCGACGGCATCTTTGATGATGTTCCGCTGACAGGTACAGCGCAGTCTGGCCTAGAGGAGCCTAATGAAATTCCGAATTTCGCAGGCGAGGAAGGCGAGACAGTGCGGCAGCAGGAAGTGATGAAGATCGTCGAGGACGGACAAGTGAACGTTGAGGACCGCGCTATTTCGACCACTGTGCCTGAAGAAATTCAATGTGGAGCTCAGGATGGACTTACCAATGACATTATTGGTTTCCTTAAGCGACCCATCCTGCTCCATTCATTTGAGTGGACGAAGGCGCAGGGCAGGGGTGCGATCGTGACACAGAAGGATTTTCCGCATGATTGGATCTTTTCCAACCCGATGATCCAAGAAAAGTTGCGTGGCTTTCGATTCTTGCGTTGCACGTTCGTCATTGAAATCCAGGTAAACGCACAACCTTTCAATGCCGGAGCACTGCTAGCATGGTTCAACCCTCTTGGGGGTGAAGACTACAAGAGGTTGTCTTCCGCTTACCATCTAGGCGGAAAGTTTGGTTACCCCAACGCTGTCTACCGTTGTAACGAGTCTACTGCATGTCGAATTCGAATTCCGTTCTTCCCGGTTATGTCACACTACGATCTGGTGGAAGGGTACGGGACTGCCGGGCGTCTTCAAGTTGAGATCCTCTCTGCACTTACGGGTGCAGATGATGTCGACGGCACCATCTGGTGCTGGGCAGAAAACATCGATCTCGCGATGCCAACAGGTGTCAATCCTGCGCCCGCATTGACAGGAAAGGCCCAAGCGGGAACAGCAGAAGCTCTCACGGGCAACGTGATGAAGATGGTGGAGGCGGTCCCTGGGGTGTCTCTGGCTGGTTCAATCTTGCCAGAAGCCATGGATAAGGCAGCCTCTGTCATCACGAGCGCAGGAGCGATCGCTACCGCTTTCGGGTGGAGTAAGCCGTTGAACAGTAACATCACCGAGAATATGCAGATGGCTCATGTCCGCTTTGCGCCCAACGCAACGGGAACAACGGATGCTCGAGTAATGGCGCTGGATGGCAAGAACACCACTGCCACGGCGACGGACGTCTTTAACACCAAGGCAGATGAGATGTCTTTCAAGGAGATCATTCGACGTCCGATCTTCCTAACTAGGTCCTCCCTCCGAAAGGTTCAGAAGGCAGGTGATCGCATTCTGTATTTCCCCGCTGACCCCTGTTGGTGCCCACGACGAACCGTAGGGTCGGGAGAAACGGCTGGAATCATCCGTGAAGAAACGTACCTCTCATACCTCTCGACGTGTGCTGCCTTCTGGCGCGGCACGTTGAAGTATAAGTTCGTGTTCTTCAAGACGCCTTTCCATTCTGCTCGAATCCGGATAACATTCGTTCCCGGACCCAGGATAGAAGATACGTCGACGGTCGATTTGGCCAAGTGCTATTCCGAAATCCATGACATTCGAGGAAAGATGGACCTAGAATTCTCCGTTCCTTACAGCTTTAATCAGCCGTGGCGCCCAACCGAAAGTCGTGGACTTGCGCAAACTACACCTGTGCAGAACACCTTTTCGCTGGTGCCTCAGGGCATGATCATGGTCACGATTGTCAACGTGTTGCGCGGTCCTCCGACCGTAGGCGACGATGTTGAGTTCTTCGTGATGGTGAGCGGAGGAGAGGACTTCCAGTTTGCTGTGCCTTGGGTCAACCCTACAGTTCACCCATTCTATGACTGGGAGACACCAACTGGAAAGGCGCAATCGGGCATTTACTCCCCCTGTGGCGGAGGAGTGGCAGCGCCCGTCGATCCGACCATCAACATCCGAGGAGTTGGCGAGGTATTCACTGGTTTCCGGCAGTGGCTCAAGCGAGCCACCCGCCGGCAGACAGAGTCTAACTTGCCGTTTACATTCCTCGACCAAACAAAGCCACAA